CCCGACCGGCTGCGTCCTCGCCCTCTCTTGCAATTGCCGGATCGCCCGCGTGATCACGAACAGCAGTTCCTGGGTGTCGCCCAACTCCGAAGGCATTGGAAGCAAGCCACGGGAGGCTGTCCTTGGACTGTCTATTGCCATCGGTCAACGTCGTCCCCTCATTGAGTAATCAAGTTCAAGCCCCTGTACGTGGCTCCATGATGTGCAAGACGACAAGGAAAGGCGGAAGCGCTGGTAACGGCCGTGTGACCGCACCTTGCAATTGCCGCTCACGTTCAAGTCGGCCGATGGCCCGTAAGAGACGGAATCTTTCAGCCTCTCCCGTGTGGCAACGGAGACTCGGGCATCGCTTCCATCCACAAGCGGGCGGGCCCCATTGACCTGCCAGTGACGCCCGTTGGTCGGCTGTATGTCGCCGGTGTCGAGCGTGGCGCCAAGGGTGGCTCCGGTGAAGAAGCTGAGTCTATGTGATTGATCGAAGGCGCCGAAACGAAAGGTGCCTCCCTTCCATTTATTCGAGTCCAGGCTTTCGTCGAATGCACTGGCATTGTCGATGTCGGTGCTCACGTCGTCGAGGCTGTCGAGCGTGTAGCCCTGATCTTCGCTCGAAAGCAGAATCTCCGTGTCAACCTCGGCGTGCGCCCACTTGAGCTCATCATACTTGCACATGATGATGCGATTCGGCAGGTTCGTGCTGGCGCTTGAGTTGGGGTAGGCCCAGGCTACGATCTTGTTCACGGGGTCAATGGCCG